TAATCTACTATATTCATATCAAGAAATGGCTCCGACATTCTTTTTTGTCAATTACAAAATATGAATTCTCATTCATCCACCTCCACTACACACTTCATTCATATACTCTTTCCTATACTTCTTTCCTGAACGGGTATAATTTTGCATGTTTGACATAATTATTTCTTCAAACGTATTTTTATTTTTCTATATGACCTTCCCATAAATATTTACAAAACGCCCATTTAAATTTTAAATCTTTTATATTTTTACCTTCAGGCAAGACATAATCCAATTGGGTTTTTGCATCTACAGGATTAAACATACGTTTCAAGAAATATTTTGATTTTGTTGTAGTTGAGCACATATCCACAAGTAATGGCGGATAATTATAATTATATTTCCAATTCCAATCATAACAATCATCTGTATAATACCGAAACACCCATTCAAGTCCTTCTAAATAATTATTACAAATTTCTTCTACTTTGTCAGTCTCATCAAATAAAATTTTATAATACCTTTTTTGCCATTTAAATTCAGTAGGATTTATATATTGTTCATCTTCTCTATAAATAAGTGGTGCATTGTTAAAGATTGTTTCTTTATCTCCATTAGTATTTATTCGGATCTCACCGCGTTTTATATATTCGGTTCGTATCCATCCCTCCTCTCTTGATGCCATCCATTGAACTACCTTCTTGAATTGTGTCCATTGTATTTCTCCATTCATAATAATAAAATTGTTTTGACTAGACCCAATTGTTTCCTTATATGCACTTAGTAAATTATATATTCCATTTGTTCGTATATTCAGAGCCGGAAAGTGTGGCAAAAAATCATTTCCCAGCATAAAACAGAGAAATGCATAATCATAAATACGCGCTGGATGTTGGCAATCCATTTCGGTTAAGATCGACCAACATAATTGGGTTATATCCAAAATATAAGATGCACCATTTTCCAAATCCGTGTTCAAACTTTTTGCAAATTCAGGGGCTTCTCTATAGACAAAAAGATTTGACGCCTCATGGTGAAAAATAGACAACATAAGAAGGTCTGCATCCAAACCATAAATGACTGTATTTTGTCCAATGTGTTTTTCAGGATTTTCGCGAATATACTGGAACAACTTATGTTCTCCCTCACCCGGTTTGTCTGATGCTGATACAATAACATTGGCCTTTTTTGCAAAATGTTTATTTACATATTTTGACAAAAATTGCATAAATTCTGTACCAGGAGTAATTTGCAATGTACTAAACACGGATTTTGAAACAATTCCGTGCAATTCCATGAATGCAGAGCGGAATCTTCGAGTTCTTTGCTGTTTCATTTTAGCAAAAGGAGCAACACCATCAAACGCTATATAAACAGTGTTTGATGGACGTATTTCATCAATATATTTTTGTATTTTACTACAAACATTCACCGAAATGGTTTGAAAATTTTCGGATGGAATTGGTTTCATTTTACCTGCCTTTTCAATTTCACGAATAGAATCGTAAATGATTGAATTTGAATCCAAATATAAATTATGAAATTGGTGTGTGTGTTCATTAAATTTTTTTAAAATTTTCATATGATTTCGAATAATGTAAGAGAAATAAGATGGAATTCCCATTGTTTATATAATAACCAAAAATATGTTTATACTCTTTTATAAAACCTTTTATCCGCTCTATAATATATAATGGACATTAAAGATTTACTATTTTTAATTTACCGGATGATGCCGTTTATAATAGTGGCATTTTTAGTCATATCATCACTTTTTTCAGGCGATTTTTCCGGGTTTTTATTATTGGTTGGAATAATAATATCATCGCTTATTACAATAGCAGTTTCATCATTTGTAGTAAAAGGAATTGAGACAACAAAAATGGATGAGTGGTATAAAAAAATGCATAATTGTAATATATTAACAATAAATGAAACTGTATTGTCATTTTTACCGCTAAGCACGCACACATTTGCATTTATTTTTGGATATTTTATTTACGTAATTGTGACAAACAAAGTTGTTATTAAAAATGCATTATTAATTGCAATGCTCACTATATTAGTGGTCATTGATGTTTTATATAATTTTAACAGCTGTGCTGAAGGGTACGTTTTACTACCACTAATAATTGGTGTATTTAGTGGAGTAATATGGGCACTTATGATTGGAAAAGCGAACCAAATGGTACCCCAAGAAGATAAAGCATCCAAGTGCAGTATAACTAAAGGTTTGTACAAATGTAAAATCAAGAGAACTGGACAAGTTGTTTCAGCTTAAGGGTCAAAATATTTAATATTTCCATTAATCCACATTTTAAACTGACTTGAAATGCGTGCGCGTGCCATATCATCTGCCATCAATTTCATTGATCTTGATTTATCTTCAAAAGCATGAATAAAATCTCTAATAGCAGCAATAGTATTGGCAGTTTCATATTTGGGAATTTGATCTTTTTGTAAAACAGCGTACCCCTTTCGCTGATTTACAACATTGTGGAAATTATAAAATAAGTTTATTACATCATCTTTAGACCGTATATTATTTAAATTGATGCTGCGCATGTATTCAGATGCATGTGCAGAGCAAATTGGGCACGGCAATGTTCCACACACCAACAATATATATTTCATAAAATCTTGGATAACTAAATTAAAATACTCCGGTTTCATTTTTTGCGCCATAACATGGAAAAAAGTCCAAATAGGTTTGCCCCATTTCATTTTTGGCAAATTGTTTTGTGGTTGGACAGAAACGGGTTTTGCTATATAGACCGGCATTTGTCTGTATCCAAATTGCATTTGCGGTGGTTGTTGTAGTTGTTGGTGTGGTGTAGTTTTTCTATGGACAAGACTAAACATCATATTAAAATAAAGATATATATTTCAAAAGAAAAAAGCATTTACACTAAGTCCGAATATGTAAATTAATAAAACAAAATAAAAATATAAACCAAATAATATAAATGTCGTCGCAAGTAGAATTGATTAAAGTCATCAAAGAATGGATAAATATTGATAATGAAATCCGAAACATAAACAAAGAACTTCGGGCTCGCAAAGACAAATTAAAAAAAATATCACAAAATTTGATGAAAACAATGAAAGACAATGAAATCGATGAGTTTGATATAAAAGGTGGAAAGCTAGTTTATTCGCAAACCAAGGTGAAGAAACCAATCACCAAAAAAAATTTGGTAACTATATTATCAAAATATTATGAAGGTGATATTTCACAGGCGATCGAAATGAATAAATTCATAATGGATAATCGCGAAGAAGTTGTGAAGGAAACAATTAAGATGTCAATTGATAAGGTTTAAAACAGTCCAAATTCTGGTATGCAAGTTTTTCCATTATTTATCTTGGCTTTAGCAATGATAGCAGGGTCTGTTTTTCCTTCTAAAATGTCTTCTGTTTTATAAACATTATTGAATTTATCGATATAATAAACAATACCCATGATATTTGTGGCAACTACATCAATTTTTTTAGTACAAACTCCACATACATCATCTGCTAAACCATGTGGCGCGCCTTTAGAATGCGTTCCGCAAAACTCATACCCATCTTTGCGCTTACGTGTGCATTGTTTGTTATCAGCGCGCTTAGCATTGCATCGATTTTGTGTGGGGATAGAATTCTGGATGCGTCTTCGTTTTGACAAATCATCTTTGCTAAATAGAAGGCGTTCATAATCATAAACATATTCAATTAATTCATTAATTTTGGTTTTTTCATCAAATTTAAGATCAATTGCCTTAGTTCGAATGTTGTCCTTGAATTTAGTAATAAAGTCCTCTGATTTTGAATTTAATTTCTTTTCCATTTTTTTGTTATATTATGCAATACAACATAACAAAAAAATTTTATTCAATTTTATGAATATTTATTTTCACTAAAAAAATTATGAAGTAAATAATCTGGATTATGGTTATTAATATCTCCATCAATTAATTGAATCGATTCGTATATTTTTCTCAAAACATTATTGGGAGCACTTGACCCAGCTTTAATAAAACCTTTTTTAACAAGAGTTTTTCGAACTTCATCAATTGGTGTTTGTTTTAATAAATAAATTTTTGTAGTAACATTTGATCGAATTGTTTTATTGGGAAGAAGAACTCCAACTTTGGGTTTATATCGGTCTTTACCTGCACGATAAGTTCTTCGCAACAATTTTTTATATTTTTTTTGTTTTTTAATTTGGTTTTGAGTTTTGGCTTCAATTTCCTTTTGTTTTATTTTTTCAATTAATAAAAGTTCTGTAGGACTTTTAATTCGTTCTGCAACAACTGGAGGCAACTGTGGTTGAGTTAAATGTGTCTTCAATGTTTTATTATGATATGCTCGATAAGTTGGTAAGGAACCATTTTTTAAACACCCAAAAATTGGTGGAGGAGCCATTTGCATAGATGGAGGAGGAGGAGGAGGAGGAGCCATTGGCATAGATGGAGGAGGAGGCGCCATTTGCATAGATGCAAGATTCTCTACAGGTTTGTCAATAATTACAGGTATTAAATTAATATCATTTTTCATAATAAAATTGTTTTCAACAGAAGCATTATGATTTTTAATAGTTTCATTTATTTTTGTTTGTTTATGATTTTTTGCAATATTTTCCATAAATTCAAGTGAATCCTTAAAATCATTTTCAAACTTATCTGCTAAATCAGTTACTTTTGTATTATCTTTCAATAATTCATTATAATTCTTCTCTTGATATTTGCGTATTTCTTTCAAAACATTATTTTTAATTGATTTATTTAAAGGTTTTCCGCCATTTTTTATTTTAATAGGTTTGTCTGGTTTTTTTTTGTGTGTTTTGGAAGAAGGAATTTTAAATATGTCTTCGTTATATTTTACAATTCTAATATTACTGTTACTCATAATACAATATTATATTATATTGTTTTACAAAACTAAACAAACATAGATGACAAAATTTTCTGTGATTTTTTTGAAGAATATTCTCTCGTGTTTTCTTTATTTTTTATAAAAATTTCATATCCATTATTTAAATCTACTAGTTCAATAACTTTTTTATTACATTCGGTTTTTCCATAAACCCGTTTGCTATGTGCAATTTTTACTTTGAACAAAAAAGATTCAATATCTCTCCCAAAACCACTAAAACTATCATACCATTTTTTGAACAATTTCTCTCCATCTACATTTTCAATTTTCCATTTACAATCATCCACTTTTTTCTTGAAAATTTCCCAAAGGTCTTTTGCAACATAATTGTCAATCTTAAACCGCCAAACAAATCTGGAATCCAAACCTGTATTGAGAGAAAAAAATTGTTCATTTAGTTCTTTTTCATATCCAGCAACAATCACCATAATATTATCCTTTTGATCACTTAACGCCTCACACAAAGTATCAACACATTCTTTGGAAAAGTTGTCGTCCCCGAGAGAATATGCTTCGTCAATAAATAATACGCCACCTAAACATTGACTAATAAGTGTTTTGGTTTTAATTGCAGTCTGACCTAAATATCCAGCAATCATATCGGACCGAGTTGCTTTCTTGAACGGGATTGTTGTTCCAGTTGAATCTTGTGGTTTTGAAATCACTCCCATTTTGGAGTATATAGTTCCAAGTATTTTGGCAACTTCTGTTTTGCCAGTTCCTGGAGGGCCTGTAATAACAGTGTGTTTATAATCGTCAGTACCAGTATGAAACCCTTGCAGATAATAGAGAAGTTGTTCCAATACGTTTTTTTTCAAAGTTTGCATTCCAACCATTGCATCCAATTCGCAAAGTTCTTTATGAATGGCGTGTATCATTTTTAAATTAATATTATAATCCACATTTTCTTGGATAGGATTTTGATTAACAATTTTAATTAAATCCGCAATGGAATTGAGAGAGAAATCAATACAGACATATTTTCTCTCTTCTACATCCATATGCACAACTTCGTGTTCTTTTTGCCAATCATCATAAAGGTGAGAAATATTAAGTTTTGGTTGAGAAGGATATAAAAATTGCACAGAAGTTGCATACAAAAAATTATGGTAATCGTAGAAAGAAAGGTGAGTTTTTTTCTTATAATAATTCATATATTTATTAAACTCAATGCATTTGGGGATTCCAATCATTCTATTCTCTTAGCAAATAAATAATCTTTAACTATATAAAAATATAAACCATAATTAATTATATATATATATATCTTGTCTATCAATCAAATAATTCGCGAAGTTCTTGCAAAATACGAGCCATTACAGGCAGTTCTCTATGGGTCTCGTGCAACTGGATGTTATAAACCGTCAAGCGATTATGATATAATGGTTTTTTTCAAACGATCCAAATTTCCACACAAAGAAACAGAAGAAACCCGATTTGCGCGATTTTATAAAATCTCTTGTGAATTAGAAGCTGCACTTGGAAAACCAGTTGATTTGGTTGTTATGAAATACAATGGTAAATGGGTGAATACACATTCAGAACGTGATACATTGTTTTTTAACCAAGTTCGTTGTGAAGCCATACGAATATTTGACTATATTGGAAGCGCTGAAATGTGTGAAATGTCTGAAAAAATTGGATTGTATAAATCAAAATAACATAGAAAATTGAACTTTTTATGTTATTAATATACGAAAGAATAAAAATGCAATCAATAGAATTAAAAATGTCGACTCAAGAAGAAATTAAACCAAAGAGAACTTACAAAAAGAAGGTTGTTGTAACCGAAGACAAAGTGATGGAGCAAGTCCATGACCAAGTCCAGGAGCAAAAACCAAAGGCCAAAAGACAGTCAAAAGCTAAAAAAGCGGATGAATCAATTTTGGATACAACCAAACAATTGGAAGAAATCATAATGGGTGAAATGAAAGCTGAAGAAGAAATCAAAAAAATGGTAGATGAAAATATGAAAAACCCAGACAGTGAAGTATTGGCACATTTGGGACAATACATTGAAGAACCTTTCAAGATTATTGAGTCGTATTTCAATGGCAATCACTCATTATGTCTTGTTCGCCATCAATTGGAATCTTACAATGATTGCATCCATCGCCAAATTCCGCAAACAATTCAGATGTTTAATCCAGTGTGGATCCGTTCTGACAAGGACATATTACCAGATTCGGACAAATATTCTTTGGAAGTTGAGGTGACATTTGTCAATCTAAAACTTTATCCTCCGCAGATATACGAGAACAATGGTGCAACTAAATTGATGATGCCAAATGAAGCCAAGTTGCGAAATGTCACTTATGCATCCAATATGACAATTGATATAAACATTGTCTATCATATTCGTGATTCCATAGACATGGAAAAGCCCCGTACAGTTACAAGTGTTATTCCCAAAATTAGTATTGGAAAATTCCCCATAATGGTAAAGTCAGACATTTGCGTTTTGACACAAAATTATCATATAAATCCAGTATTGGTTAATGAATGTGCATATGACCAAGGTGGATATTTTATCATCAAAGGTTCAGAGAAAACGGTTTTGCAACAAGAACGTGCCGCACAAAACACGGTTTATTGTTACGACGGCAAAAACACATCAAAATGCAGTTGGTACGCTGAAATTAAATCAGTACCCGACTACAAGTGCATATCACCCAAACAAGTTGAAATTGAGGTTGCTAGCAAAAACAATGGTTATGGTTATCCAATGAAAGTGGTCATTCCCCGAGTTCGCGAATCAATTGATTTGTTTGTAGTATTCAGAGCACTCGGCGTAACATCTGACAAAGAAATCTGTGAATACATATTGTTAAATATAGATAGCAATTTGCACACAGACATATTGGATTTTCTAAACGCATCCATTATTGAATCAAATCAATATATGTCAAAAGAAGATGCGCTTCGTCAAATTACAACTTATGTAGCATTTACTCCCATAAATATGGATAAAGAACAAGGCTGCAAAAAGAAGCGCGATTTCACATTGGATGTTTTGAATAATGATTTGTTCCCCCATTGCAAAACACCTCAGCAAAAGATATATTTCCTGGGTTATATGGTGAATCGGCTGATTCAGACCGCACTTGGATGGGTAAAGCCATCGGACCGCGATTCCTATGTAAATAAGCGAATTGATATGACTGGAACACTTTTGAATAATTTGTTCAGAAACTATTTCAACAAGTTGGTCAAGGAAATGCAAAAACACGTTGTCAAAGAAATCAATGCTGGGTCATGGCGTTCAAACGAGGACTATCAAAGTATTATTAACGCTGGAAATATTTGCAAAATGATAAAATCAACCACAATTGAGACCGGCATTAATCGTGCATTGGCGACGGGTGATTTCAGCATTAAGCAGAGCAACAGTAGTAAAGTGGGCGTTGCACAAGTGGTGAATCGTTTAACGACTGCGGCGACACTAAGTCATATGCGACGCATCAATACACCCATTGACAAATCTGGCGAGTTAATTGAACCGAGAAAGTTGCACGGGACGACGTGGGGTTTCCTTTGTTTAACTGGTGATGCAAATGTATTGTTGTCAAATCGCATGGATTCCAGACAAATCAAAGACATCAAGGACGGTGATTGGGTGAATACAGTCAATCGTGAAACACTAATGGATGAACCAAGTGATATGCACAACTATTTCTGCAAGATGCCAGACAAATTGTTTGAAATGAAAACAATCAGTGGAAGAAAAATCAAGGCAACTGCGGACCATCCATTCTTAGTTCGTTCAACTGACGGCAAATACGAGATGAAGAAACTTGGAGAACTGAGTGTTGCAAATGACAAGTTGGTAATTCGGCATACAGTGGAACCAATTAGAGATACTGGAACAACAGTTGTTGTAATCAATGAATCTGACGTATCAGAACATTATCGCATGGACTTGTTGGAGAAAAATTTGCTGAATACTCAGATTCCGACACATAAGTTGAAAATAATTGCTAGACTGATTGGTTCTTTGAATACAGACGGACACATTGGTCGTGATTCAAATAATTATTACACAGCCGAATTTTATCTTGGTGAAGAATACGATGTTTATCAAGTTGCTGATGATATAAAAACACTTGGATTTGAAACACCAATGGTAAGACGAAATATCAAAAAGTTTGAAGATAAGCAATCTGGTAGAACCACAACAACAACAACTTGGTTAGTGTCAAAAAGTGGGGCATTTGCATATTTTATGCACACCATGGGGGCATTTGTCGGTTCAAAGGTTAATATGGAAAGAAAATTACCAGATTGGTTAGTAAATGCAGAATTGTCTATTAAGCGCGAATTCTTGTCCGGGTTTCAGGGAGGCGATGGTTCCCGAATGTCGTATCAAAAGAATGCTAACACATTTAAGCCAAACCTTGGTATCACAATCCAAACAACGCATAATGACTATTTAACTGCGACTACCGAATATATGGAACAAATCAAAGGTATGTTTGCAGAGTTTAATATTGTTTGCAGATTGAAAAATACAGTTGTGAATGAAACCAAAACAAAGGTTTGTATTCTATTTGAGAAGTCGTGCGAGAATTTAATTAATTATGCAAATAATATTAATTATACTTATTGTGAAGAGAAGAGACGTGTGTCGGCGCCAATTATTGAACATTTGAGAATCAGACAACAAAATAAAATTGAGCGCGACGAATCTTATCAATACATAATTGATAACCACAAAACCGAGAGTATGGAAAAAATGATGGATAAAACTAAGCTAACCAACAACCAAATTAGTAAGGTTATATCCAATAATAAAAAAGGTATTCAACAAAGCACAAGATTTACAACAGATATTATATACGACAATTTCATTCGTGATAATATTGCCGACAATGGATGCGTGTGTGTCCCGATTGAATCCATTGTTGAAATTGAACCAGAACTTGTTTATGATTTCACAACCCGGTCAGACAATCATTCATTTGTTGCATCGTCATTTGTTGTTTCAAACTGCCCCGCAGAAACTCCGGAGGGTCAATCCATTGGTGTTGTCAAAAGCATTAGTACAATGACCCATTTGACAATTACGACCAACAGTTCATCCTTATACACATACGTCGAGCCATTCATTAAATCTGTGAATATAGCTTCACCAAAAGAATTATTCGACAAAGTCAAGGTATTTGTCAATGGTTGCTGGGTAGGTGTAACTGATACTCCAGTGGAACTATATACCGAAATGAAGGAGAAGAAATACAAGGGTATTGTGAATATATATACATCGGTTGTATTTGATTACAAGATGATGGAAATTCGCATTTGCAATGACGCCGGTAGAATGGTCAGACCCTTATTGCGTGTAAAAGACCGAAAGGCGCTTATAACAATGAATATTATCAATCGGTTAGAGGCAGGAGAATTGTTGTGGAATGATTTGCTAACCAATTGTAAATTGGATTCGTCGGTGATTGAATACATTGATCCAGATGAGCAAAATTTTGCGATGATTGCACTAAGGGCAAAAAATTCGTATATTTTGAAAGATACGCAAATTAATTACACACATTGTGAAATTCATCCAAGTACCATTTTTGGAGTTCTTGCGTCGTGCATTCCTTTTCCCGAACACAACCAGGCGCCGAGAAACACTTATCAATGTGCGCAAAGTAAGCAAGCAATGGGCATCTACGCCACCAATTATGATAAGCGTTTTGACAAGACGGCCTATATATTGACATCACCTTCACGACCCTTGGTGGATACGCGCATTATGAACTGGCTCGACCTGGTCAAGATTCCATCCGGCCAAGTCATTCACGTTGCTATTATGTCTTATACTGGCTATAACCAGGAAGATAGTGTTTTGATAAACAAGGGCTCAATTGACCGCGGAATGTTTTCCACGACGATTTACCACACGGAAAAGGACGAAGACAAGAATATCACAAGGTTTGTGAGTCGTTGCAAACCTGATCCGACCAAGACCAAGGGTATTAAATACGGCAATTATGACAAGATAGACACGAGCGGATTTATCCCGAAAAATACGAAGTTGGACAATCGAGATATAATTATGGCAAAGGTTGTTCATATTAAGGAAAACCGCAACGATCCGACAAAACCAATCAAGTTTGAGGACCAAAGTAAAACGGTGAGAACTGCAGGAGAAGAAATCTATATTGACGAAAATGTCACATGCAGGAATGGCGATGGATATCCTTGCGCCAAAGTCAGAATGCGTACATTCAGAAAACCGTGCATCGGTGATAAATTTTGTGCATTGCCAACACAACAAGTGCTAACAAATCAAGGCTGGATTGAAATTAAAGACATTGATATTCAAAAACACAAGGTTGCAACATTAGATGCAAATAGCAATATGACGTATGAATATCCAACTGCAAAGTATGAATATCACCATAATGACAAAATGTATTTTGTCAAAAATAAACAAGTTCATATTGTTTGCACATTAAACCATAAACTATATACTAAGCTTCGTGGTTCAAAATCATACCAACTAATTGAAGCCCAAAATGTAATGGGAAAAATGACACAAATGCAAAAAACAATGAAAAATGCATTCAATGATGTTGAACATATTATATTAGAAAATAAAAAATACAATACAAATAATTTTCTGAAATTGCTTGGAATGTTTATTGCGGATGGAAGTTGTGATTCTTCAAACGTTTCGTTTTCGTGTATTAAAGAGAGAAAACAAACGTTTATTGAATCCGCATTAAATGAGTTGAATATTAAGTATATCAAAAGCATAGATGGTATACGTATATGTAAATCAAATGAACCACTATTATACAATGAATTTAATCGGTTAAGTGTAGGGGCATTGAACAAGAGATTACCTGAATATGTATGGAATTTATCAGAATCACAATCACGAATTTTGATGGAATCATTATTGGAAGGTGATGGACATACATATGAATACAAAAACGAAAAATCATTCAGTAGATATGGAACAATTAGTAAGCAATTGGCTGATGATATAACCAGATTAGCATTGCATTGTGGTTGGTCTGGAATTGTAAAAATTGCGGATATTCCAAATGGAATAGAGAGAACAGGAACAAGAACAATGGGTTCCAGAATAGGGACCACTATTAACGTTACACAAAAACATGTATATTACAAAGTTAGTATTATACGAAAACAAAACCAACCCTGGATTAATAAAAAGGATAACGAGTCAAATGAAGAAAAAACAATAGACTATTCTGGAAAAGTTTATTGCATTGAGGTACCAAGCTCTCATACATACTATATGAGAGAATCGCAAACAAGCCCCTGTTTAATTATTGGAAATTCGAGTAGGCATGGTAAGTCAAAAAAATATATTATTATTCATATTATTCATATTATTCAAAAAACTTATATTACTATTACTATTATACAAAAAACTTAATCTAACCATTTATATATTGTATCTCTATTATTTATTACTATCTTATAGGACAAAAAGGCACCGTCGGTTTAATTATTCCTGAATGCGACATGCCATATACCAGAAACGGATTGAAGCCCGACATTATCATCAATCCGCACGCAATTCCGTCGCGTATGACAATTGGCCAATTGAAAGAAACACTGTTAGGAAAAGTCCTGGTGCATCTTGGAATGTTTGGAGACGGAACAAGTTTCGGCGACTTGGATGTAAAAACTATCGCAACCGAGCTGCAGAAGCTAGGATACGAAAGTTATGGAAACGAGATAATGTACGATGGACTCACTGGAGAACAGTTCAACACGAGTATCTTTATCGGACCAGTCTTTTATCAGCGATTGAAGCACATGGTGAATGACAAGCAACACAGCAGGTCAATTGGACCGATGGTGAATCTTACCAGACAACCGGCCGAAGGCCGTAGTCGTGATGGCGGATTCAGAATTGGAGAGATGGAGCGCGATGTTATGCTTGCACATGGAATGAGCAGATTCTGCAGAGAAAGATTGTATGATGTTTCGGACAAATACAGTGTTCATGTGTGCAAGAAGTGCGGGATGATTGCACAATACAATGACGGAACATCGAATGGTATGATGTCCAAGTTTAGTTTCACTGTTCATAAATGCAGTATATGTGAGAATACAACCGACTTTGCATATGTCGAGATACCGTATGCGTTCAAGTTGATGGCGCACGAGTTGCAAACAATCAATTGTATTCCAAGATTACTAACAGAGTAGGAAACTAATTCTTCAAATTTTTTTTATTTCCAATGTAAATATATATAATGGTTTTAGACAAATTAAGACACACAAGTGGTAAAAAAAATAGAAAAAAAGGAGGGAGTAGAACATTAAGAACTCGTTCAGAAAAACCCAAATCGCCACCCAAACCACTTACTACGGATGAATTGTCTGGAAAAATCCAGTGGTTAATTGATTTTGCGGGAACTGAACATATTATGAAACACATTATGACTGAATTTACTGGTACCAAAAAAATAGAGAGAATTGAGATTACTGGAAACATGGATCCAAATGCAGGATACAAAAACAAAATTGTATTTAACACATATGGAAGTGGCGTGGGACATTGGATATATTTTTCTAGAAGCGGGGAGGAGTTTAATTCGTATAAATTAGGGCATCAAAGACCGCAAACAAATCAGTTTTGTCAATCATTCGCAACAATGTATTTATTGAAGGATTGGGGATTGCCAATTGTCCCTGATTTTGTTTCAAGATTGCAGTCATCATTGAGTGCAAAAACGGTCGCCAAGAGAAATGAAATATGGGGACACAACATTGAAGTGATTATTGATATGTGGAAATGGATTTTCAACTATGATCCTGACAAGTCATGGATTATATCAGAAATGAAATTAATAAATGATGAATATATTCAGTACAATAGTACAACACGACAGAGGAGCAAACACATTGTATTGATTGCCAGCAATACACTAGATATTGATTATACTTTGATAGAGAGCAAGATGAATGATATAGTGGCTCATAAAGTTGAAATTGCCAGAGAGACTTAGAATGTACCATAAAATTGAATGTTTTTTATTTGAAAATACTCATTTCAAATAAAATAATAAAATGGATAATAAAAAAGACGAACGAGAAATTGCGGACACCGAGGAGGCCCTCAAGTTCATTGGAAAAAAGTATTTGTATGTTTGCGAATGTGACGATCGGGTCAAGTTCTTCGACACTTATGCAAAGATTAAACAATTCGTCATTGAAAACAAGGAAAACTATCTGGGTTATCAATACACGTCCAACATAGAAATGCACGATTTCATAGTGCATTTGAAGAAATGCAGACTTGTAGTAGAACGCGAATTTGCATATGAACCGGCATTGTTCTCTCTCGAAACCGATTCTGCAAAGTATAAAAAAATAGTAGAAGGAAAGATTACGGATTTTGTACTCGACACATTCATCGCTTATAAGTAGGTCTTTCACATAATCAGTGCTTTCCTTTGTGAATGATTATGAGAAAAAAACGAGACAATTTTTGTCTCTTTTTTTATGGGGGGGGTGTATTATGCAATTTCTATGTAGAGTTCTAAACTGGAACTATAGTTGGGGTTATCCGGTCCAATTTTATTTGTTTTGGCCTTTGATTTGTCCTCGGCTTTGGCCTTTGCTTTGGCCTTTGCTTTGGCCTCGGCTTTGGCCCTGAACTTTGTTTTTTCGTTTGCTTTCTTCTGATTGTATGTCATTTTATATATTTATGCATTACACAAAAATACAAAAAAATATTTCAATTTTATACAAGTAAAATAATTGCGCAAAAATTGTTTATGCAAAAGATATAAAAATATGGCACCTATTACAAGTAAAAAATGAATGGAGAAATGGCAATTAATTCTGCACTATACAACAAACTTAAAACAAATGATGGAGGCATTCTAAACATAATACTTCTAACATTAACCATGTCCATAATAAATTACATAGTTAGACAAGCCACATATTATTTGGAAGACATCGAAATTCAAAAAATCTTGAACATTGAATTTTTATTGCACAAACTATACAAGAAAAATTCAGTAGAATACGAAGGCAAAATATCGTGTGGTGTAGGTTTATATAATTTAGAATTCAAACAAACCAGCGTCTTTGGCAAAAGGTTCAAGGCATTGTGGGAATACATTATTGCGGAAATTGACAAAAACCCGTCGATCCATTCTATCAAGGAACATACACTGAGCAAAAATGAAGACGAAATTTATATGGTGAATCAAAAGGATAAATTCTTAGTTTGCAAGGATTTTGAAATCTATGCTTACACATACACCGAAAATGAAACAGCAAAAAAAGAGGATGAAGAAACAAAACCACGAAACAAAACAACCAATATCATTATTGAATTGTATTCGTATAAAAGTAGCACCGAGATAATCAAAATATTTGTGGAAAACATAACAACGGAGTACATGAAAAAGTTGGAATGTGTGCGCAAAAACAAGCATTTCATTTACACGTTATCAAAAGTGAAATATGATGACAACATTTCTGAACGATGGTCAGAAACCAAGTTTGAAAGCACGCGAACATTCAAAAATCTTTTTTTCGAAAATAAACAAAAGATTCTGGATAAGATTGATTTTTTCATCAATAATAAAGACTGGTATTACGAGAAGGGTATTCCATATTCATTGGGACTTGGTATTCACGGTCGTCCAGGAACTGGGAAGACATCTTTTATCAAGGCATTGGCGAATTATACTGAAAGACATATTATTATTATTTCTCTCAAGTTGTTAAAAACCAAACACGATTTGGATGAAATCTTTTTTGAAGACCGATACAATGGATGCAATGAAAGAGGAACGGTTGGGTTTGACAAAAAAATTATTGTGTTTGAGGACATTGATTGCATTGGTGATATTGTTCTTTCGAGAGAACACAAGAAAGGAAAGGATGTTGAAAAATATCCAATAATTAGTATGGACCCTGTAACCAAGGTATGTGAAGTTCCTAAAATCAAAATTGAGGAACCCATTACTCTAGATGATATTTTGAATTTGTGGGACGGAATTCGCGAAACCCCCGGAAGAATATTGATTCTCACTTCTAACCATTACGAAAAGTTGGACCCGGCGTTAAAACGCCCCGGAAGAATTGATATTACGCTAGAATTGGCAAATGCATCCAGAAACATAATTGGAGAAATTTACCAACATTTATTTGGAGAACCGATTGACCCAGATATTTATGATGAAATTCCGGACCGGGTTTATTCACCTGCTGAAATAATTAATTTTTATATGACTGGAGAGAAGAATTCGGGGGCTTTTTTATCAAAGCTAACTGGATAATTATATTAGATTACTAACATATTCGACAAACAATACTATTTCCAAATCATTATAATCAAATTGTTGAATGTGAGAAGTTACATTTGTAATTAAATTTGTTTTATAGAAGTTCATCATTTTTTTATCCTGAACTGGAAAACATTGACCGTTATAATAAGATAAACAATTAAATATATTTCCTATTATTTGCGAATTTTGTGTATTAAATTTGTGTAATTTTGATGATATATAATTTTGTATTTGAAACAAATGTTTGGTAAAATAATTTATTTTTTTAACAATTTTTGTTTTGTATTTTTGTTTTTCTTGTTCTGTAACAATTCTCTCATTATTACAACAATACTGTTTTTTTATAAATTCTATTTGCGGTTTTATAGTAATTTCATAATCCGCTTTATAAATTTCGTTATTGTGTTTATAATCTTTCAACAATTCAAACAATTGTTTTTCTGCTTGAACTGGCTGTTTAACTTCAAATAAATCAATACATTCAACATCGGGAAAATATGTTCCATATCTTTGGATTAAATGTTGTTTTACTAAATCTGGAGTTTTTTTATTTGCAGTGTAACCCAACTTATACATATCATCCATTTTATATAATGAATTTGTTATACAATATATCCATCCACTCATTTTATTATAAGTTTTTATAATAAAATATTATTTAATTCAATTTTAGATTATAAAGTTTTGCAATTGGTCGTGACAACTTGGCCAGGTATTCTGGTGGTTGTCACATTCTCAATTTGCGTGTAAATAACTTTACATTTGGGTGGTGTTTTTGAGTGCATTTTGCAGAGATACGCGCACCGTGAAATGACTTGGCGCGGAACTTGGTTGAGCCGTATTTCACATTGTAAAATAACATGGCATGAAGGAGAATCTGATAAATGAAACCATATATCAGATTTACTGGCATTTTGCACAAGTTCAGTATTCTCTGCAGATGACCTGCCAATTTTGATGTTATAAATGGTGCCCTCGTATTCAAAAGTCTCGAGTTTCATTCTTTATGTTTTATATTTTATAAAATAATTCGTAAAATATTTTTATATCCTTTAAAGGAAACCATAGGTTTCCTTTTGATCCTTCCTTTAAATGAAACCATAGGTTTCCTTTTGATCCTTCCTTTAAATGAAACCATAGGTTTCCTTTTGATCCTTCCTTTATACCTCGCTTCGCTCGGAGGCTAGGGGAACTACGTTCCCCTATTTTAGGATGGTTCAAAAGGAAACCTTGGTTTCCTTTAAAAGAAAACCTCGGTTAGCTTTATAGAATGAACAGCACCGCGATTTTTCTAATTGGATGCATTGGCACACGACTTCTCTTCACATATTTAGCAATGACTTTTACCGCATATTTACCATATATGGGTTATATTGCCGCTCTTATTTCGGCGGGATTTTTTTACATTTATTTCACGGGTAGCAGACCCACCGGCTTAGAGACAGGTGGAAAACCGATTTGGTGGAACCATTTGAGACCGTTGCACGGATTTTTATACGGTCTGTTTGCATATGGAGCAGTCACCAGAAACACAGATTCGTGGAAAGTGTTGTTGACAGACACAATGATTGGATTAATTGCTTTTTTGCATAAACATTTTTAAGGGGAAATTTACAAAAAAACTTGTGAAATGATACTAAAATTGAGTATCATTTCAAATAATAAAATTAAGGGAAGGGGTCGTAGGGGAAACCGTAGGTTTCCCTACTACTTGTAGGTCCGTTTAATCGCATACGGATTCTGTTGCAAAACATTGTACATATCTGGAGTATTTCTCTCCACATTGATATTGGAATCCAGATTCTGCGACTTCTGTTGGTAAGTTCCGAGAGAACCCGACGTCACATATGGCATTTTGGGCATCACTTCTCGATTATTCACCATATCCAAATCCTTCGCCTTGCCCTGATAATTGACCGAGTTATTGAACAAATTGGTGTTCGAATTTCCGAATCGCCCCTTAATTGTATCCGCCTTCAAGTTACTAGGTTGGTATCCCAATTCGGCATCATAAACACGCAATGCCGGATTCTTGGATGCACCTGAACCAGTATATGAAGTAGTGGTTGTGTCTCTGTGTTGTGGGATCGCCTCCACCTTGGCGGATGCATACCCATTGTTGGTTTGTCCTCGATTGACGTTCCAATGATTCACCGAGTTCTCAGTGGTTTCGCGCATGGTGTGAGCCGGCGCATCATTCGGATTGTACAAATAGGATTGAGCCACTGCGGGTTTGGCGTCTCCATATACACGCATATTTCCAGTGGTGTTCTCCTTGCGCGAAGGTCGCATAATTTCAAGGAGAGGTGCAACAACTGCTCCAATACCACTTCCAACTGCGCCAAAATAATCATTTTGCGAATTACTGCTGCGATTGTTCGCATATACCTGGTTGGATTTCATTCCATAATCACCATCATTGCCATAACCACGACCGACTGCATTTGCCACACCAATCTGGGTAGGACCCAGCTCAATGCGATGACTTGGCAGCACCTCACCTGGCATTGCCTGCTGAGCATGCATACTTTGCGCCACACCGTTGTAATCAACAGTTGTCTCAGGTCTGACAACATGTCTCTCGACAGGGATCGCATTCATTGTAGGGCCTTTAACTGCACCAGTTGTTGTGAAAAGGCGGTCTTGTCCCCATTCAAACGCGGTCTCCGGACGGTTCTTCTGGAAAGCGCCCAAAATGCCTACATTTGTAATACGGCTTTTGGCGGGACCCTCGTGTCCCAATTGCATTACTTCAGAAGCCTTTTGTTTATTGGCGGTTCTCAAATCATCTACACCCTTGGGTAGCCAGGATTCACGCATTGCGGTCCCTGCATTGTATCCACCGGCGCCTTCGGCGCCGTAGCCGAGGCCTAGACCCGGACCAACTTTGACCTCCTCAAAAGGTTTGACATTGGCCATTCGCATACTGGGATTTACACGGGATTGGTAAAAATCATTCATATTTGGTGCTCCATTTGCCCATTGAATTTTTTCATTGGGTGCGAACAAGGGCGCCTGTTCAGACTTTGCAAAGACTTGCGAACCATTTCCTAAATAATTATCCATAATGGCTTCATTTGAATTTGGTTCAATAGCCGATCTGATCTTGCCACCGAAAAAGGGCATCATGTTGTTGTGCTCAAAGTAATTGGAGCCGACATTCTCGCCATTCAACGATTTGTATTGGTTCTTATTATCATTGATTGACTCTTTTACTAAACTTCCTTTGGAATAAGGATTGAAATATTTGTCGGTATATACAGAAGGTCCATCATATCGATTCATTGTGGCGAGTTTGGAAGATAATTCTGTATCTGATCCATTTTTAGAAACCTGTTCTGGATAATTCACATCCGGAACATTGGTATTTGGCAAAAACCCTTCATTCACGGGTTTTGGTTCTTTTGATTGATTTGAAACAATGTATAAACTGCCTAATGCGACTAAAGGTATTGCTAATTCCATGATAAACTATATATTACTCATCCCATAAAAATAAGGGAACTCGCCGTTCCCTTATGATCCCATGCTGAAAAGGGAAGGTTAAAAAATGGATTATAAGAAACCATTAGTTTGAAGTTATAAAATGCAAGCAAAGATAAAAACTTTGGTTCCATTAAAGAAGGGATTTATCTATTTGTTTAATAGTATAAGGGAGGGGTCTAAACTGCGTAAGCTTTGCTGAATCCGTAGATTCCCTTTGAAATGGTCTCTCTCCAAAATGCGAGTGTTCAAATTATTGTGAAAGGGTTTCTCTAACTGGTCTAAAGGGTTCAACAAGGGTTGTTCCCATCTGTTCATCTCTGCATCTCTATAAGCCCATGCGGGGTGGGTGGCGCGTGAATCATCCGTTATATAATTGGTTTCACCGTATGTCGTCGAAGATGATTTGACAGCATGTTTCTTGTAGCAATTTACATTGGGTAAGTCGCGGTTCAAAGGACGAGTTAATCCGCGCAAATCGCTATTAATATCCATCATATTTTCACGAAAATTGGCACCCCATCCTGTTAAGCGGAGATGCGGGTCCGCGTTGAAATCCATACTGTCACCAGGTCCAGGAACATCTATTGCGTATCTTCCTGCAAATGTGCTGATTGCATTGCGTTTTTCTATTCTATTATAATCATTATTGTATCGACTGCAAGCCATAATAATATATTTGTACAAAAGAAATCATAAAAAAAGAAAACAGGTTAAACACATATTCCAGATTATACGTATAGAGAGAAATATGCCTAAACTGTGTTTGAATATGATTGTAAAGAATGAGTCTAAAATCATCACTCGTCTCTTTGATTCTATTATCGACATTATCGACTGTTATTGCATTTGCGACACTGGAAGTACTGATAATACTGTTCAACTCATAACTGATTATTTTTTGGCACATGGAAAACCAGGTAAAATCATTGTGGAGCCGTTCAAGAATTTTGAACACAATCGAACTTTTTCACTTCAGGCGTGCAATAATAATCCAGACATTGATTACATTTTGCTAATGGATGCCGACATGGTTTTAATGAAAGGTCCTGAGTTCAACCTTCAGACATTCAAAGAGCAATTGTTATCTGCCGATGTGTTCCATTTGTTTCAAGGAAGCGACCGGTTTTCTTACAAAAATGTGCGAATTGTCAAGAACAATATGGGGATAAAATATTGGGGTGTTACACATGAGGTTATTAGTACCCCTGATGGAACCCAGTATTCACAGATAGAGAGAAATATACTTTTCATTGATGACATTGGCGACGGAGGAGCCAAAGCCGATAAGTTTGAGAGAGATATTCGTTTATTGACGCAAGGATTAGTAGAGAAGCCGAATAACGATAGATACACGTTCTACCTGGCCAATAGTTATCGCGACAATGGAAACAGAGAGAAGGCGATAGAAATGTATAAAAAGCGTATTGAGATTGGCGGATGGTTTGATGAGGTATGGCACAGTTATTACAGTATTGGGCGATGCTATAATTGGTTAAACCAGCCACATTCGGCGATTGCCTACTGGTTACTAGCCTATGACTATTTCCCGAAGCGTCTAGAGAATATTTACGAGATAATCCACTATTATAGGAATGAATCTAAGCATAAGTTAGCATACGAGTTTTATAAGATTGCTCAAGAACAGTTGAGAAACGTAGATAAGTCAAAGATTGATTATTTGTTTTTGCAGAATGATGTGTATGATTACAAGATTGACTACGAGTATAGTATAGTGGGATACTATTACAATCCAGAAAACATTGATTTGGCTGCGCTTAGTATGCGTGTAATGGCTGCGCGAAACATCGAGGATTCCATTTTGAAAAATGTGTTGTCCAATTACAAATTCTATTGCAAATCGTTGTCCCTAACCAATAACTCTTTGTCTAATGAATTATTTGCTACCGATGAGGGATTCACTGTGAGCACCCCCTCTTTTTGCATGCACAATGGCGAACTTGTTATTAATCGCAGACACGTCAATTACTACATTGACGAGAATGGTGGGTACGTAAATCAGGAGCATATTACAACCAAAAATATGATGACCATTGGTTCAAAAACCTTTGAACTAGGATACAACAGAGAGTTGGACGGGCGGTATGTAGGTTTGGAGGATATCCGTCTATTTGAGCATGGAGACAAGACCCATTTCACGGCCAACCGCGGAACCCAGGATGGAAAGATGCGTGTGGAATATGGAACCATTGATTATGAGAACCAATGCATTAATTCATCATTCTTGACAAAAACTGATGGATTCGCCAATATAGAGAAGAACTGGGTCTTATACGCGGATGCCGAAGATCACATTTGTGTAGTCTATGACTGGAAAACCAGTTATAAAATTGGGTTTGCAAATATGTTGCAGAACAAGAGAGACATGAAATCGCCAAGGTTTTTTGACTTGTTACGAGGATCCAGCAATGGTATTCGTGTTTCAGATGAAACCTGGTTCATTGCTCATACGGTGTCATATGAAGACCGCAGATATTACTATCATATCTTGGTTGCATTGGATACGAAAACCGGTGAGGTGAAGCGGTGGTCCAAGTTTTTCACATTAGAAGGAGAGAAGGTGGAATATGTTTTAGGATTTGTCCAAACCAGTGAAGAAGAGTTCATGATTGGATATTCCAAGATGGATAAGGAGTGTTGCATAAAAAATGTTTCCAAATCGGAATTGGAGAAACTTTTTATGTAAAGTATTACAATAAATATTTGAATTATTGTAATAATAATTTTGTCAAAGGTTTAACAACCAACCCCCTTATACGATTTTCGGTGCCATTCAGTAATTCCATGTGCCCTTATCCCTTCAAAATGCGCCTTTGTCCCATACCCCATATTGGTATGCATCGAGTATTTTTCACCCAATTCCGGATGTTCTGCACATAAAGCCTCCATATAAGTATCTCTCTCGTTTTTGGCTAAAATAGATGCAGCTGCAATCGACGAATATGTCCCGTCGCCTTTCTCTACAGTTTCATGGGGCAGAATTATTAATGACTCAGTCTCTTCATCAAATCTGGAATAAGGTCGGAAATAATTGCCATCTACCAACAACAAACCATTGCGAATATTTGTAGGAACACTTTTCTTCAAATTTTCGGTTATACATTGATGCATCCCTTTCATAACGCAATTCAAAATACCAATGCTATCAATTTCGTGAGCCTCGGCATAGTAAATATGCCAAGCAATTGCTTTTGATTTTATGTAGTCAGCTAGTTCCACCATCTTTTTTCTAGATTTAATTTGTTTGCTGTCTTTCATCCAATCATGGTGAAACAAATTCACATCTTTAGGTAAAATCACACCTGCAACATAAACACGCCCAAACAAGGGTCCGCGACCTGCTTCATCAACCCCAATCTCAAAGTCATTATCTTCACAGTAACAAGGTTTTAGTGCAACCTTTGGTTTTAGTGCAACCCTTGTCTTTTTCTCTTTTTTTGTATTTGCTTCGTTGTCTTCCATTATATTCAGTAAAGTATTTAGGTTTATTTGTTTTTTGTAAAATATTTATAAAGGAAAAATCAATTTTACAAGTAACACCAAAAACATTTTCTCTATTTTCTCGTTATAGAATATATATTTACAATGGTCAGTGAAATCAAATTAAGTCCGTTAATATTATTTTTTACATTGTTAATTGTGCTGCTCGTTGCTACAACTGTGAAACAGTGGGGACTTGTTTCCGAAGGATTTATTGGCTATCTTAAGGATGCAAATAGTTTCAGTTCGCAAACGGTTACTGCATATGACAATACACGCAATATTACCAAACTATATGACGATATTTTCTACGATAGTAGAAATGGATACTCAGTTCTAGTGGCCGGGCCAACTCTAGGTTCCAGTGTCAGTTATATCAATGTTGTTGCGCGAAATCCAAAAGACCAAGTCTGGAAGTATGAACCAACCCAAAGTGGTTCGCAAATGTCGCAACAATGTGAAGAAAGTAAAATAACCACAATCGAATCTTTAGATACACAGTGGTCAGTAAAAGAACCATCCAGTACAAATCAATTAACTTACATTACATGGGGTAATGATACTTATTTGTATATTATGGATTTAACTAATGCTGCTGCAACTGCGGTTTCCGGCAATACTGCTGTTTCAGGAAATACTGCTGTTTCAGGAAATACTGCTGTTGCTTCATATCAACCGGCAATATCGGCGTATTTCAATGGTACCATGCAACAAATCACGAATAGCTATTCGGTAGAAGACGCAATTCATTTAAAATCATCAGTTACTTATACAAGTGACGGAAAAGATGACACAAATGTTGTTGTGGATTTTTACGACAAGGTACAGACAGCTTACCAACTTGTATCCAATGTGTGGTTTGATGTTAAAAATGGCAATTTGCTTATTAAAACAACTGGTGCCAGTGCTCAATTAGATGTCTATGTAAGAGGGAGCAAAACATCAAGTTATTCATACACGGCCATTCCCACAGATGGAAATACGACGCCAGCATCCCAAGTTAAATTTAGTCAAACTTCAGTTGCCCCTTATTTCATCCAAGATGCCACTCAAAATAACACAATTATGTATTGGGCCAATGGCGACAATACTATTTTGTCAGTTTTCAAAAATGCATTGGAGTCAGATGGTACAATTAAGATAATGAAAACACTCCGATTTGTTCGCGATGGACTTTACAATGCCACTGCAGGCGGCAATGATAAGAAAAAAGAAGACAAAAAAATAGATACAACTGACGACAACAAAGACCTTTTGGATTCATTTGCAAGATGGTATATTTACTTCAATACCAATGCAACTGGCTCCGACAATTCAAGTGATTATCTATTGAAAACACAGATTGTTCCACCAGTTTGTCCCGCGTGCCCCGGATGCAAAGGCGTTTGCACAAATTGCGGTGGCAATGGAGGTTCCGGAACTAAAACGTATGACGCATCATCTTCGCTTGCATTTGACAATAAAACGGCTGTTGGCGCTACCGGAAATTTATTGAATAACACAGTAGGTGCCGCCGGAAATATTGCTAACACTACATTAGATACTGCAGGCAATGTGGTTAACAAGACAGTAGATACTGCAGGCAATGTGGTTGGAAAAACTTTAGATACCGCAGGCAATGTGGTTGGAAAAACTCTAGATACCGCAACCAATGTAGTTGGAAAGACATTTGATGCGGCGGGTAATGTGCTTGGTTCTGCAGCAAGCACACTTGGTCTAGACCGTGTTGGATACCAACAATCATATAAAGGTCCCGTAAATAACAGCAGTAGTGCAAATACAAACGGTTACCCATCATCTGGTTACAAGAGTGCGGAATATAGACCCGGAAGCAATAACACTGGCGTTCCCAATTATCCAAATAGCAAACCCAATGATCCATATTCATACAATGGAGCACTGCAGTCAAAAGGAGGAAACTTTATGGCAGTCACTGCGGATTTCAGTAGGTTTGGACGATAGGGTTCCCCTAAGTGCGTTCAGACTGCACCAAAACAATATTATTTTATTATAATTAAAGCTTACATCCGTAATTATAATAATGTTAAACCGAGACCAAATTGAAAAAGATATGTGCGAAATTTTGCAAAATTTTGAAAAAAATCACACAAACGTTAATTATAAAAAAGGGTTTTACATATATGGTTCATCCGGTGTTGGCAAAACAACGTTTGTATTGAATGTTTTAAAATCACTGAACTATGATGTTATCCATTATGATGCAGGTGATGTGAGAAACAAGGCCCTCATTGAAAACATTGCAAGCAATAATATTTCTTCATACAATGTCTTGGATATGTTGCATAAACGTGTAAAAAAAATTGCAATTGTAATGGATGAAATTGATGGTATGAATAGTGGCGACAAAGGCGGTCTAACTGCGCTTATCAAATTGATTCGCCAAAAAAAAACAAAAAAACAGAAGTTGGAAAACATGACATTGAATCCAATTATTTGCATAGGAAATTACAATGTAGATAAAAAAATCAAAGAACTTATGAAGGTATGCAATCTTTTTGAATTAAAAACACCAACCCCCGACCAGATGAAATCCTTAATAAAAACAACATTTTCAAACATTGATACATCGAAAATAGAAATTATTGAAAGATATGCAATGGGTGATTTGCGAAAATTAGAATTTATAAAAAAACTGTATAGTAAAAAACCCGAATTAATAAATGCGGATATTTTGCAAAATATATTGAACATAAAAACATTCAATGAAGATACAAACAAAATAACAAAATCACTGGTTGCACATCCGTACAAAATGGAAGACCACAATACATTGATGAATGAAACTGACCGAACCACAGTTGCGTTGTTATGGCACGAAAACATTGTAGATGTAATTCCTCAACAAGCAGAAAAATCATTGCCATTTTATTTGCAATTTTTAGATAATGTCTGTTATTCTGATTATATAGACCGCATTACATTTCAAAACCAGATTTGGCATTTTAATGAGATGAGCAGTTTAATGAAAACATTTAACAACAATCGGCTGTTTCATTTAATCAAGGAAAACAACAAAACATTGAATGAAGTTCGTTTTACAAAAGTTCTTACAAAATATTCAACTGAATACAACAATATTGAATTTATTTACGATTTGTGTCAAAAGTTAGATGTAGACAAAAAAGATTTAATTTCGTTGTTTCAAGAATTAAGAATTTTTTATTTAGACAAAAAATTAGACATAGTTAATGATATTAATGTATTAAATTCTGTAGAGAAGGTTTTTGAGACGTATGATATCAATAAATTAGATATAAAAAGAATGTATCGATATTTAGACAAAAATGTCAAAAAGGATGTAGTTATAGATGATTTGGAAGATGAGTAGGGGAACCTACGGTTCCCCCTACGACCCCTTCCCTTGTGTTTTGTGGTTAATTATATTATTTTATAAAAATAATATAATAGTTTAAAACAAAGCTTATTTACGTCTCTCCATTAAGGGAGGGGGTCGTAGGGGGAACCGTAGGTTCCCCTACCTCATAGCCGACCTGTCGCTAGAAGTATTGGATGACCAATCCATTTCGTCTTTGTCAAGATTTGCAATCATTTTCTTAATTTTTTCTTTATTTTCTTCTTTTACAACATTTTTTGTACGCATCATATATTCTAAAATGTCGCGAGGTTCTCTGCACTCATCGCGAATTTTATCCGCATTTTCATTTGCTTTTTTTGATTTTTTATACAAAGTTTCGCGACGCTTAGCAGTGCCATGGTGTTTAGCTAACTCACCACTGGCTTTGTAATATTTGCGAACGGCTTTTCTATACTTTTTGGTGCAACTTTTGATTTTTGTCATTTGTTTTTTGACAAGGGGATGTTCTGCTACTCGGGGCATTTTATATAAAATATAATTATATAAAATATCATTGTTTCTTCTAAAACATCGTTGGATTTTCTAAATCATCGTTGGATTTTCTAAATCATCGTTGGGTCTAATTTGAACAAAGGTTCTGATTTAGATAATATTGCTTTTGGTAATTCATATGGTTGTTGGATAGCCTTTGGTTGCAATTCCGGACCATAAACTACACTATTGTCATGTTTTTTTACAGCATTTTCCATAAGAAGTTTTTGCAAATTTGCGTTTATACTTTCAAGTTCCACAATGCGTCTTTCATACACATGTATTTGCTCACCTTGTTTTGTCAGCATTTCAGCTATTTGTGGCATTGTCATAGGCACAGGTGGTTTTCCAGGTTGGTTCAGCATGATTTGCCCATTTTTCGCCATCTCTTCCTGCATCATTTTTTCCCGGTCTCTCTCAATTTCAGCAATCTGTTTTAAAACATCTGGTTTCATTCTTGGATTACCTGGTTCGTATTTTTCCAACAAAGGGTCAATCTCATCCATAAAAAACTTTTTAATATTAGCCTCTTTATCGAAACGAATAAAATCTGTTATTTTCTTTGTAGATTCCTTAACATAATCCGGATGTGGATTGTCCAACAATTTTCGTTTATCAAATGTGTTTTGTTCATGTGAAAAGCAGAGAATGGTTTTCATTGGATCTAATTGAACAAAAGGAATTGTGTATCCTTTGAGAAACTCGCGTTCTTCAGCTACCGCTGCATGATCTTGGTATCTGGTTTGTTTCAAAAGTTCTGCACGAAAAGCAAATGTTCCGGCAGTTGCATGATTTGGTCCATACGGACCAAACTGAATCATCTTTTTAATGTGTTTAAAATAAATGTAGATTTCACTGGACCCTGCACATAAAGCTTCTCTATTATCCATTAGTTTCTCTACAGCATGCGAAATGCGCTCAGGTGGATAATAATCATCATCATCCATATAAACAATAATTGAACCACTTGCTTTACTGTGCATATAATTGCGTTTTTCTCCAAGTGAAACTTTCTTCGGCAACTCAAAATATTTAATTTGAGAGATTCCTGAACTTTCAACCAAATCTTTAATTCGGTCGGTTCCATCATCTACAATAATCCATTCAATACGGTCTTTCGGGTAAGTCTGGTTTCGAAAACATTCAAACATAGTTGGAATAAAAGGTCGTCTGTTAAATGTAGGTGTGCATACACTTACAATTGGATAATATTTTTTTGTTAATTTTGGCGTATGTGGTTTAGCTTTTGGCATTATAAATATTATTTAATACTCAAATTATATTTATATTGTTATTAAGGATAAATATTAGGTGGCAACCGTATGAAATACATTTGATACAGTTTCAACAACTTTATCTACTGCGTTTTTAAATTCTTGTATTTTTACATATAATATTGGTATTTCATCACGCATAAAATTAAATATTATAATACTCAAAATACTAATAACAGTAATTCCTGTCCATTTAGTTTCTTGTGATTGCACTTTCAAAATAGATGGAATAAGACTAAATAAACCAGAAAACATAATAATGTATGGTGAAAAATTGAAAATTGTACGAAAAAATATCTCAGCCCAGTTAAAAAGTGTTTCTTTCCAAGTGAGTGGATTATTTGGATCTTGTTCTAAAATTTCACAAAAAATATTATTTGTATTCATATATGCGTGAATTCGGCGAAACATTTCAATAAATGACATATTATCATCGTAAAACAATTCATTTTTTGTATTATCAGTATTATCTTGACTCATATAATATGGAATACCGAGAAAAGAGTAAAACATAAAAAAAATCAAAAATAAAGCAGATAGTGAGGAAACAGTTGGTCCATATAGAAGTGACACACGAATCAGAAATATAATCATATAACTAATGGGATTTGCAATTTTAAACTGCATTAATGCATCTTTGAATCTTTCACCGGGGTTTAACTTATTTTCCAAATTTTCTTCAATGTTAATTGCTGCATCCATTTTGTTTCCTAGCATCTTTTTGCCAATTGAAGCAAGACTTTCAAAAAATCCATAAATAACAAATCCTACAAAAAGTATCGTAGCCAATATGTTATTTTTTTTAGGGTCATACATTAACTTGAACAAATCAATTTTTCCAGTTTCAATATATGTATTCAAATAATTATATAGACGTAGGATAACACGAATAAAAAAATTTACAGAAAAATAAGAAATAAGGAATATTAAAACAAATAAAGACCTTTCTTTAAAAAAAGTATCTTTCATATTTTTAACAAAATTATTGGGAATATATTCGGTAATAGTTTTGTCGAAAAACTGAATAATGTTGTAAAAATATTCAGTAAAGAAATATAAATAATTTGTAAATTCAAATTTTTCATAAAATTTAAATCTTTTTTTATATCCTTCAGTCATATTGAAATACCAATTGTAACTTACATACAGCGAAATAAAAAGAGTAAACAAAGAAATCAGTATTGAATTAATTATGTTATCATCTTGTTTTAATTGTTTTATTGTTATTTTAGTGGTAGATTCTGTATTAAAATCCTGAATTTCTTTTCCAATTTCATTTAAATTATCAAATGTTTCATTAAAATCTTGCGAATCATTTAAATTATCAAATGTTTCATTAAAATCTTGCGAATCATTTAAATTATCAAATGTTTCATTAAAATCAAAAATAGATTTTAAAGGATTTGCTTGTAAAAACTTTTCAAGAGGGTTTATATTTAAAGATATATCTGCAAATCCTTCTTTTATACTAAAGTTTCCTTCTTTAAATATATCTTTATTAATCCAAGTGGTTGTCATCACTATATATATATACTAAAGGAAACCGTATGTTTCTTTTTAAACCTTTTAAGGGAACTACGTTCCCTTATGATCCCTCCCTTTTAAGGAAACTAACGGATACAACCCTTCGGACTTACGCCTTTTTTTGCTTTGCTTATACCTTCCATTATAAAAAATATTATTAGTATGGGATTATAAGGGTGAAGCAAAGCGGAAGCAAAGCGGAAGCGACGAGTTCCCTTAAGAGTTCCCTTATTTGGCATATAGAAGACCACAGTAACCACCAATAAATGATAACACATTATATCTTTCTTCAAACAGTTTCATATTGTAGTTGTATTCATAAAGACGCCATGTTGGAGAATTTGTCGCAATGACAACACCTTCACCATTGCACGTAATTTGATAATCATAATTTTGCAAATCAAATTGCGGAACAAAAGTGTTGATTTCGATCTCTACAGTTTTAAATTTGGACATATTAATTGCACCGGTTGGCTGATATTCAGTCGGATTCGTATTCAAGCAGAAATTGTAGCAATAAAGTCCATTGTTTGAAAACCCAGCAGTGCGCGTATATTTCTCAATATATTCAAAAACCTCCCGTGTCAAAAGATTCTCTCTATATTCACCGTTAAAAAGAATACCCATTGTTTCCAGAATTTCTTTTCGATTCTCAACTGTAAAATCACCACTAATAAAAAACCCTGTATTTTTTCCATTTGGGTTTATCAAAGGTCCAATCAAATTAGCACTGTTATCCAGTGAAAATATTTCTGGATTTGTTCCGGTGACTGACGCGTTCTGAATATCTCCTGGAATTGTTCGATAAGGCCAGTTAGTATAATTACTCCATTCATTTCGCATATATACATCATTTCTCTGCAGATACCACATCCAATTAGCAACCATTCCATTCGACTGAACTTTGATTTTTTTGGAACCAGTTACATTTTCATAGTTGTATTCAAAAATGTCTTTAATTAGATAAACTTGGTTCTCCGCCGTGAAAGTTTTAGTTTCTTCTTTGGACAAAAAACAATAAGTTGCTAAAATGTGGATATCCGCGTTCCAACCATTGATAATGTTTGGATACTTATCCTTGGTAATTATTTCAGAAGGTGGGGTTTGCAAGAACCGAAAAAGCTGAAATCGGTCTTGAGTAAAGTCGGGTCGAACATATGGATAATTATTGATATCATCAAATACATCACGTACCTGAAAAAGTTCTTCAATGGGTCTTAGTGTAACATTAATGTAAAGCTCATTGTATTGTAGAGAAGCCATTGGAAAAGCACATTTGCTGTCAAGAGTAAACCACGCATTAATTGGAATATAAAGTGTCCTACCTCTTATTGAAGGTTCAGCGCCCAAAGTGCTTGTAGTGTAAAATGCAGAAGGATATGAATTTGAACGACCATAACTACTTGCTGGGTCATTTATTTCGCTAATATTTCCAGACATTTGATTAAAAAGTCCTTTCTTGGACTCGTTGAAGTCGCGTTCGACCATTGCGGCTAAATAATCACCGGAGTATTTTTGCAATGTGAAGTTTCCACACTTGATTTCAATCTCCTTGATAATGTGCGTACCAATGTTTTTGATCCATCGAAAATCGTAGGATGCCCATTTATTATTTGTCTCTTGACATGGCTGATAGATGGGGCTCCAAATATGGGGTAATGTAATAACAATGTATGTGTCCATAAGCAATTCAGCATAACGGGGCATTTTGAAAGAAAATGTGGATGTTTCTGATGTTCGCAAATCGCGGAGTCCGTCATAATCAATCCTGAATTTTTGAAGACCAAAATTGGTTATTTTTTTATAGGTTGCTTTGAAGAGAGTTTTTTGTTCATTTCCACCTTGAATAATTGTATTATTTGCTCCTTCTGCAACAAGATTTAGTAATCCACCGGCCATTGTATATTGTATAATACAATGGTGGATTTAAATTTATTTAATCTAGAATAAATATATATGCATCCAATTAAGAAATTTTTGGTTTTAGTAATTGTATTAATTGCAATTATCATAATTTACAATTTATTAAAGTCACGTCAAAATATAAAAATAAATTATGAAAAAGAAAAAAAAGAGCTGAAAGAGGGATTTGAAACGGATTCAAAGGATGCATCTGGTGTGTCAATCGTATCAATTCCACGCAAATATCTTCGCCTACCAATTCGCGAATTTATTGTAAAATCATCATACAATAGTGCAATCAATAGTGAAAATATTGCAGAGAAAAAACAAATTATGACAGTTTTAGGGCGAGGATGTCGGCTTTTAGATTTCGAAATTTATACACGAAACAACATTGAGTATGTTTCTTATTCGGAAGACTCTGAATACAAAAGTATGGACACTAAAAATGAAAGTAAGAATCGACTGTCTTTGAGCGATGCATTTGTCACAACAGTTGGATATGCATTTACGACTCCATCACCATCACCTAATGACCCATTATTTATTTCACTAAGAATTAAAAACAACTCCGCAAAAACATATTCACGCATTGCAACGCTCATTGATTATGCATTTAAAAATCGTTTATATCAAGGCAATGTAACTAGTGCAACACCTTTGGAACAAATAATGGGAAAAGTGATTATTATATTAGATAGAACTAGTTCGCCAGAATACAAAAGCTATATAAGTTGTTCCGATACTACTTGTTACAGATTAACCAAATATGTCAATATGGAAGTTGGAACAATTGGGTTTTCAAAATACACATATACAAATTTAGAAACACTTCCCCAAAACTTGGTGATGCCAAGTAAAAATGGAATAAGAACAAATATTAAAACTTTTACGATGATAACACCAATCCAATTAGATCAGCTGAAACCACCAAATCCAGAGAATACAATTTCCAATTTGTTTCCACAATTCCTTCTATATAAATTTTACAAACCAAGTGAAGAATTAAAAGCATATGAAAATATATTTAATGAAAACTACACGTCTCTTGTACCAGTTTCAAACATTATATTAAACAGTCGAAAAAAAAATTCTGCACCAGTATAAATATTATATATCTTCATTCTATATGAACAAATATAATACCTCAATATGCAACAATAAAATGAGTTTTGATGAATGTGAGCTGGCAATTTTACGTCAAGCCGTAGATGAAAGCGAATTAACAAAAGCAAAAAAAACAGTTATGATCGAAGATGTTCAAAAAATCATCAGCATTTTAGAAAACTTTTTGCAAAAAAAATTACTGATTTGTTACGGTGGAACTGCTATTAACAATATTTTACCAAAACAAGACCAGTTCTATGATCGAGAACTCGAAATTCCAGATTACGATTTTTACTCAAAGACTGCACTCAATGATGCAATTGAGTTGGCAAATATTTATGCAGATGCTGGATATAAAGAAATTGAGGCAAAATCCGGTATGCATCATGGAACCTACAAAGTTTTTGTGAATTTTATTGCAGTTGCTGATATAACACAATTGCATGAAGATATTTTTAACACTTTATATAAAGATGTAATCAAAGTTGCAGGAATAAAATATGCTCCTGCAAATTTTTTGCGTATGAATATGTATTTAGAATTATCAAGACCCATGGGTGATGTAAGTCGTTGGGAAAAAGTTTTCAAGAGACTATCCTTGTTAAATAAACACTATCCTGTGAATCCAACAACTGATTGTGACAAGGTTGAATTCCAAAAAAAAATGGAAGAAGAAACAATTCGTTCAATTATCAATAAAGATAGCATTAATAGTAAAAGTTTTTTGAATATGACTACTAAAGATGTAGAAGAAGATATCCATATTATTATTCGAAATTCTTTAATTTCATTGGGTGCAATTTTTTTTGGTGGATATGCATGCTCTCTTTACTCCAAATATATGCCAGAAAAGGAAAAACACAAAGTATCAAAAACTGCGGATTTTGACGTAATTATTGATGACATTGACAAAGCTGCAATCATTGTTAAAGAACAACTTGAAACCAGTGTTAGTGAAAAAATTACGCTTATAGAACATGCTGAAGTTAGTGAAATTATTCCACGAAATATTGAAATTAAGATTGGCGGTGATTCCGTTGCATTTATTTACGAACCGATTGCGTGCCACAGTTACAATAAAATTGAGGTTGATAATAAAGAAATCAATATTGCAAGTATTGATACAATGTTGTCGTTTTACCTGGCATTCCTTTATTCAAATAAAGAATATTATAAAAATAAAAACAAGATTTTGTGTATGGCAATGTTTCTGTTTGACGTTCAACAGAGAAATAGACTTAGTCAAAAAGGATTATTAAAACGTTTCACAATTGAATGTTATGGAAAACAAAAAATGTTGGAAGATATTCGAACAGAGAAGGCCGAAAAATTCAAAGAACTAATCCTCAAAAAGGGCAGTGTGGAATATGATGAATGGTTTTTAAAATACAATCCAAATGATAAACGCAAAAAAACAAAAGGAACACCAATAAAAAGCATACATAAAGATATTATTTTGTCACCAGATGTAATAAGAAAGAAAAAACAACAGAAAAAAACAACGGTTGGTAAAAAAATTAAAAAATATATTAAACCAAAATCTGTGAAAAAAAGAAATGAAAAGAAATTTTTATTTTAAACCATTGAAGAATTAAAATGGGACATTTTATTTTTTTAAGGGTCAGATATCAGTAACGATTTGAAATTACGCCCCTCTGGGGCGTTCCATTTTAAATCTTCACTGGTATAAACCCACCATTTAGGACGGTCATAATATTTTTCATTGTATATTTACCATAAATATATAATGAGGTAAAAATAAACTCATTTTTTTTTATTTTTATTTTTTTTTTTATCATTTAATGGATTTGATGTAGCTATATCTGATTTTTCTAAATCTTCACTTGAAAGTCCCCACTGAGAGACTGCACAGTCATCCACAGATTGCATAATTGTGTCTTTTTCGTCAATGGATACATTGTCCCAGGGAGTTTCGTGAAACTTTACGTCTTCATCAATCTCGTCTTGAAGAGATTTTATTCTATGCAGGAGTTTGGTAAAATATTTGAGTTGCGTATCCTGGAAAAAGTCGCAATAGCTAATATATAGTTCAATCTGGTCTCTCAAAATTTTGTTGTCATATTCCAAAGTATTGATAAAATTGTTAATTCGGATTCCGCTTTGTGACTTGGATTTATATTTATTAACGGTAAATTCATTTTCTTTTAATTTTCCAATTAAACACGTAATTAATTCAACCGCATTGTCATGTACCAAATAAATATTCTCCAAAGCATATTCGCAAAATGGTTCTAAATCATTATATACTTGGTGTTGTGTCGCGGTTGGAATATCAATCTTATAATCTTCAAAAAGTTTGTACAACATATTATACAAGTTGTAATAGTCACAGTAAGCACGATTTGTCAACAATAGGAAATTTCTATGCAAATTGTCACTATCAAAAACCATCGCCTTATATTGAAAATGGAACGACTCCAGACAAATAAGAAATATTTTTTTGGAGTCATTGTCTTTAATTAGGTCTGTGTGAATTTCTTTCAACTGGGCAAGTTTTAATTTGATAGACGTTTTTATTTCTATAATTTTATCAACTGTGGTCTTCACTTCTAAAAAATCATTTTTCAAATTGAAGATTTCATCATCCATCTTATTTGTAATATAATTATATTTTTATCCATTTTTCAGGGAACATTGTGTCAGTATTTTCCTGAATAAGCGGTCCAAACCAGGTCGAAGGGTAACACACGATTTTCTCTGGATCCAGATTCAAGTAAGCTCCCCACCAACTGAAACTGCTGTTTGCAATAATATTGTGTTTGCAACAACTCATTGCAATCATCTCTTCCCAATCCGTGTCTTCTAAATGTCGTACAAAAACAATTTTATCCCTAAATTCATTTTTTAAAATAGCCACATCTTTCTCTACAGATTCTAAATCTTCTTCTTCACAAAAATAGTAGACAAACATTTTATCCTCAAATAACAAGATATAGTTGAGCGCATTTACATAATAATCTATCCCTAAAATGGGGTGACAATCTTGCAAATCTTTGTAATCTCCTCTTCTGAAATGTAGAGAAATACTGTTTTTTTGATTTATATATTTTTTTTTAACATTTTGAAATTTCTCTACATCAATCATTTTCAAAATGGTTTTTAAATAGTCGTCAAAAAATTTGAAACTTTGAAAATATCCATTGAGCATGATGTTTTCTTTAGGTGCCGCCAGTTTTACAAATCCGTGAGTTCCTTGATTTACCAAAGTTGTCGGTGGTACAGTAGTGGTAACATGCTCAGAAATGGATGATAACAAAGTGTCCCAATAAGTGTTTCGTTTTCCCAGATTTGCACTGTATTCAAATAGAAAATCAATTTTATATTGTAGAGAATATGCAATGGTTGCAAAGATTTGGAATAACTGGTTTCCAAGACCGCCGTATAATTTACAAGTTACAAACTGCGACATATATGATTTTGTTAATTCTATTTTTTACATAGTTTAGTCAGAATTATATTTTCTCTCATATATTATAATTAAATATGACTGAAAAACTAAAACCAGAAGATTCTGCACCTGCTGCTGTTGCTGTAGCAGAAGTTGAAAAAAAAGAGACTGAAATAAAAGTTGAATGGTCACCCGAGAATGAGAAAATATTGGTCGAATGGTGTGATATTGCAAAATGTTATAAATGGTTGCACACTAGGGCGCATCAGAACTATTCCACAAAACACGCGTGGTTCACAATTCCCGCAATTATTCTCTCTACTATTTCAGGAACGGCATCATTTGCCCAAGGCAGTTTGCCAGTATCAATGCAGACTTATGCTCCAATGGTAATTGGTTCCGTGAATATTTTCATTGGTATCTTAACTACAATTCAGCAGTATTTGAAAATCTCTGAATACAATGAGTCGCACCGTGTCTCTGCAATTGCGTGGGATAAATTTGCGAGAAATATCCGTATTGAATTGGCAAAACACCCCGACGAGCGTTCATCGGATGCGGGTCATTTTTTGAAAACCAATCGCGACGAATTTGACCGATTGATGGAGACGAGTCCTTCCATCCCGATTCCAATTGTGGATGAATTTTTGGAAACCTTTTCTGGAGAAGACGTGCGAAAATGGTACAAATGTTGTTCAGATAAAAAGAAAAAAGATGAACATAAAATCAAGAAACAAGAAGAGTTAAAAAAACGAGCTAAAATGTTTGAAAAACTGAAAAAACCGGATGTTTGCAACATTATTGTGACATCAGATGATGACCGCCATCCCTGGTATAAGGAGCCAAATGCTTTAAGAAAGAAAGACGATGTCTTGTATTCGGTGGTTTCACAGAAAATAACCAAGATGCAAGAAGAAATGTTAAAGAAGCAAGAAGAAATCAAACAAGAATATGAAGACAAGATTCAGACAGAGAAAGATACAAGAGAACGCGACGAACAAGAGAAAAAACGCAAACAAGAAATTCAACAAAAGTTTATGAATGGAACAGTGGCAATTGCAAATAAAATTAAGGAACAAAACAGACAAATTGACGAATATGTTCGATTGTTCTCGTTGAACCATGGTCGCAAACCATTAAAAGATGAAATTAGTGAGGCATTAAAAATCAGAGTTGATGCTGACATTTTAACCAAATATTTGGATAAATATGGTACTGAAATGATTAATTTAGTAATTGATGAAGAAGATAGCAATGTATAAAATAATGTTTATAAAACCGAAAAATTAGTAAATAAAAATAATAATGCTAATACTACAAACCAAATACTGCAGCAGTAAATAGTAAATTTAGTTTGATCATATGGTAAATCAGATACAGTGGTAAAAACAATTAACGCATAAACTATCCACAGTGCAAATAGATATATACCATATTTTGCCTGGTTGTTGTCAAATTTTAAAAACCCAAAAAATATTTTACCAACGCTTGTTAGAGAACTTGAACCAACGGATTGATTCAATGTTTTTGAAATATTAAGTGCCCCCATTGTTTGACTTGCTGCTGCAGTTGGTCTTGGTTCTCCTGCTATAGTTGTTGTTGGAGCAATGTTATCTATTTTTCTATCTATTGGAGACGTTATTTGATTTTGATTTTTTGCATTTGCAATTGGATTATCTTTACTTGTGCCGAACCTCTTAGTTGTTACATTTTTTACGGAATTAACAACACTTGATACAGCTTTGGCTGTATTGTTTATAACAAAATTGCCTAATCTATTTAATGCAACAGTATTGGCTAATCCACTAATTATTGAACCTGCAATACTCATTATACTTAATATATATCCAGATATAAAATTGTTTTTTTTTACATAATAAACTTAAGACTATAAAAATATCTTAAGTTTATTATCAGACTATTAAATAATTAAAATGGAAGAAGAACTACAACATGAAAAAAAATGCACAGCAAAAAACAAAAACCAAAATATGGAAAATTTTGGAGTTGTTGATGTGATAATAAATTATAAAATATAAATATGTTATAATTTTATCTTAAATTTCTGTAAATTGTGTTGGACTTTTAACTGCAAAAAATTGATAACCTTCTTTTTTATTTGAAAGTATATCACCTTTAAAGTAGATAGAATTTATATTTTGGTATGAAATTATATTTTGTTTATAGTAATCAAGTTCATTATTCTCTAAAATACATTCATATTCCATTGGAATTAATGCATATCTTTTATATAAACCAGCATTTTGTGAATCTATGGGTAAAAAACTAAAATAAAAAAAATCACCAATATCATCAATATTTATAAGAAAATTAGATGTGTCTTCTTCATTTTTAGTTACATTTTTAATTTCACTGCCTTCTAGTTTGCATAAATAACCAGTAAAAGGTGATGTTAAACTTTCTTGTGCATAAAGCCATTGATTATTTGTAAATAGATCTTTAATTAGTTGATCTACTTCAAAGTTTAATACTTTAAATAAAAAAAATAGTTCGTTTGGTGTGCTTTCAATATATTCTGAATTTTCTATTTTTGAAAAATAATCATTATGTATATCGTCTATTTTAACAAATGCAAATATAGAATTTTGTTCTGAAATATTTGGTATAAATCCAATATATGTAGGTTCTAATGAATTGTTATACATTGTTTTTACAAAATTTGTGGTTTGTGTTTTAAACATTATATCTAAATTATCTTCAATTGTAGAATCATCTAAATACCCGCCATTCATTACTTTAATGCCGGGTTGTTGCTGTTCAGGCAGCTGTTCAAGCGGCTGTTCAACCGGCTGTCCAATAGGCTGTTCAACCGGCTGTCCAATAGGCTGTCCAATAGGCTGTGCAATCGGCTGTTCAAGCGGTTGTGCAATAGGCTGTGCAATAGGCTGTTCAATAGGCTGTGCAATAGGCTGTTCAATAGGCTGTTCAAGCGGCTGTTCAAGCAGTTGTTTAAGCGGTTGTTCAAGCGGTTGTTCAATAGGCTGTTCAATCGGTTGTTCAAGCGGTTGTTCAAGCGGTTGTTCAATAGGCTGTTCAATAGGCTGTTCAATAGGCTGTTCAATCGGCTGTCCAATAGGCTGTTCAAGCGGCTGTCCAATAGGCTGTTCAAGCGGTTGTTCAATAGGCTGTTCAAGCGGCTGTCCAATTTGTTGTCCCATAGGTTGTCCAATTTGTTGTCCCATAGGTTGTTCAGGCGTCTGTGTCTCAAACATAAAAAATGGCAATGTTACATTTGAATTATTACGTTGAACAATATATTTAACAAAATGTGTTTCTAAATTTTTATTTATTGCAATTGCACAAATATATATTTTTAAATTGTCTTTTTTAGACAGTGATGTAATTTTATTATATAAATAGTCATCATTGGGATAAGGTGAAATTTGTTTTTCATCATTATTTGAATTTAAAAACATTATATATATACTAATTAAATATTTTAGTATATATATATAATAAATATGAATTTATTAAATAATACTAAACAAAAAATAATGAATGTGAGTTTATTTAATAATACTAAACAAAAAATTACAAGCATATTTGATTCAACTTTTTTTATAAATGGTTTTATTGGTGTTTCAGTTGTGATTTTGGGATATTATACATTTTTTGAAAATAATATTGAAATTCCAGTTGAACCAAAATCTGTATCAAAACCAGAAGAAACATCTTTGCTTGAATCAAAACCGGAAGAAACATCCATGTTTGATGAATCAAAACCGGAAGAACAACCATTGGTTGAATCAAAACCGGAAGAACAACCATTGTTTGAATCAAAACCGGAAGAACAACCATTGTTTGAATCAAAACCGGAAGAACAACCATTGGTTGCATCAAATCAAAACGTTGGTGGCAATCGTAAAAAAACAAAAAAACGTAAATAAAAAAATACAAATATATTTTATTTATACTTATAAAAGTGTCAAAATTTATACCTACACAATTGAAGATATATTAATCTACTTTTTTTTTTATTATTTTATGAATAATCCACCCACCAATAACTATCCACATTGTTGTAATCATGTCGGCACTATTGATAATTACCCACCGAATTGCAGTACAGTGTGGAGCTGGAGCTACAAAGGGTGAAGTGAGAAACCCAATAACTGTTGCAGGAGTACAAAAGTATACATATAAATGCGGAGCTATAAAATGTAGTGTAATCCACATTGCATATATTCCAACAGGATTTGATAAATAACTTAAAACAGAATTCATTTTTTTTTATATTTTTGTTAAGATTTTAATAATTTAATAATATGATTTTAATAATTTAATAATATGATTTTAATAATTTAATAATATGATTTTAATAATTTAATAATATGATTTTAATAATTTAATAATATGATTTTAATAATTTAATAATATGATTTTAATAATTTAAT